TGTGAAACAGTATCAGCCACGGGCTGTTCAGCGTTGGTCACAGACTCAGGCTGAATGACTTTTTCTTCGAGTGCCATTAATTATTCAGTAAGTGGGCTAGTAGTTTTCTTTTTTGCAGCTTTTTTCTTAGTTGTTTTTGGTGTAGGAGCAGGACAAACAACAGGAGCTTCAGGACCATTGCCCATCTTTTCAGATGCGGTAGGTTCTACAAGTTCCCATTTATAAGTTCCATCAGGTTGCAGAACCTTATCTAGGGATTTAGCCATAAAAATGTATGTACTTGTTTATCATTCTAACAAATTATTGAGATCTGGCCTCATTTGCTGAAGGTAATACTTCTCCTTGAACTAAAATATCCCTAAATTCTTCTCTATCAATGACTTGCTGATCGAATAAAGAGGTTAAAGCTGTAATATCTTGACCAATTAATCTTTCAATATCAAAATCTCTACTAATTTTTACTTCTGGCGGTTCAATTCCTACATATTCAGCAGAAAAATTAAAACATTTTTGAAGTTTTTGTTCTAACTCCATAGAAACCATAGCAAGCATAGAGTTTGTATCAACACGATCTAATCTTCTGGCATCAGCAGATTCAGCTACAAACTTTTGTTGACTTAAAGTACTAATACCAAGTGTTGCCATTTGCATTTGTAATTCTTTTATTTCAGAAGATTGAGCATCAAAAGCACTGGAAGCTGGCTCTACATAATAAACTTTATTACCTGGCTGAGTTGCCATTGCATAATTTACAGAAATAGCTAAATCTTTGGTCTGATCATCATATCCTTCCATCACAAGCATTGGTTGAGATGCAACGTGCAAACTATGAATTAAATCAGCTTGTCTTTGAAAATGTGCAAGATTTAAATACGCAATATCAAGTAAAGGTGGTTTACTTACTAGATTTTCAGTTTTTCCAGAATAAATAGTAACTAATGGTATTTCACCAAGAGAAAAAGTACCTGACTCCACTAATTTGTATTCTTGATCTGTGGTGCTAGTACTAAATTCACCCATGTAAGAATTATCATCAACATCATACATTGCATCAATTTCATCTTTTTTACGAAAAACTCTATAACTTCCAGGTTCTATAACTCTTACCTGATCGTAAACTTTTTCACCAAAATCTCCATCAGGCAATACAGCCTTTTCTGCAATTCTTGCCTGTATAAGATTTCCGTAGTTTGATTCTCTATCTAATCTCCAACCTAAAAGATTTGTAGGATCTACTTCAATCCAATAAGGTCTGCGGTTTTGAGAACGCTCTTCAGCTAAACTTACTGCTCCTCCAGGTGCAGGATAATCTACAAGAATATGACTTTGACCATAAGTAAGAGAACACATTAATAATCTTCGTGCGTATTCATCTAGATCCGAGCCACAACCATCAACATCCATTTTGAATGTATCTGTCCAATAAGGATCACCTATAAGACTTATTGGTTTTCTTAATACAAGACCCGTAGCTGCTCTTATTAATCTTTGAGTAAAAGGAGAAAATACAGCACGATTTACCCTTGCCATATATGCTGTGTAATCTTCTCTTGGTTCTAAAGGTAAAAATGCTTCACTGTTTTCTCTAAGATATTCTGTACCTTCTGTAACGGCTTTCATTATTTCCCAACCTTTCATCATGTCGAGGACAGCCCTCGTGCGAGTAAAAGGACTGTCTATATCTCCAATAGTTGTGGAAGTTTGTACCTTTGTTCTATAGTCTCCAGGAATTGAATAAGTCATTAGTTAACACCTCCACCTTTTTAATGCTTTATTAATCCTGCTGTCAGGATCATTCTTTTTCTTAATATTAGTCATTTTTCTTTTCATGCCCTCCATCCTGTCACAGAAACTCTTTCTTCTTTTTTTCTCTGACTCGGTAAGACCTGATTTTTTAGTAACGGGTGCTTTTAAATTACTACCAGTAGCACGATTGTACTTCGCACGACCTTTTGCAGTAAGACCTCCTTTTCTAGACTTTTCCCCTCTACCTAAAGTTAAACTAACAGATTTACGTTTCATTATCTTCCCACCTTTGCCTGTGCCTTTTTATGGGCTTGAGTAAAAGTATCTCCTGCTCTCATTCGCCTTTTCATAAACTCCATATGCTTATCGCTATGATGTTCAGAATGTTCTTTAAGTTTATTTTTTTGGCGAGTGGTAAGTTTCACTTCTTTTTTTTCTTTTTGGTTTTAGAACGTAGCTTTTTAAGATCAGCAGCCGTAATCTTATCCCGTGGTGGAGCAACAGCAGCTAATCTACGTTGCTTCGCTGAGTAAGATGATTTAGGCATTAGATAGCGTTGGTAATAGCACCAGAAGAAATAAAGCTGACACTTATAGTTTCAAGATCACCTGTTGTAGCAGATAGACTTGTTCCTGTTACAATGCCAGAAAAACTTACTTTTTTAGTTCCAGAAGTATCTAAAAATAATTCAAACTGTGCATCACCAGCATCTTCAGCTACTAAAACATCATCTAAAAGGTTTTCAGTTTCGTTGCCACTGGCTGCGGTATATAGAAAATCAACAGTTCCAGAAGCAGAAATCAATCCACCAACAAAACTTCTTGATGTAGCACCATGAGCAGTGACATCTAAAGTATCTTTTGTAGTATCTAAAGTCCAACCTGTAGTTGAAACTATTGTCTCAGTAGTACCAGAAGCGTTCTTAAAATTAACAGAACCTTCTTCTCCACGAAAAAATGCCATGATCCAAAGAAAAAAGAGTATTTATAGATAGTTTAACTTGTAGTTGACTTTTTTACAGTACCCTCTGCGAGTTTTCTTTGATATTGTTCACAACGAGGGTCCCAAAGTGCAGGATTTCGCTTTCCTTTTACTTTTTCAATAATGTCAAGCATATCGTCTGTAATTTTAATCATTTTTTCTTTCCTTTTGTTAATTTTTTGGAAGATTTTTTCTTTTTACTCTTCCGTACACTAGAAATATACCCTAAACACCTACTCATTGCTGCTGATTTTGCCATTTTAACTCCTTTTTTTACTTTTTTTACGTCTATGTTGATATGTTATCTTCTTACTGCTAGTTTTTTCACGTTTAAACCGTGCTTTTTCACTAGCTGTCATTTCTCCTGCTGTCTTAGGTGTCTTACTTGATACACGCTTGCTTGGTCTACAGGCAGGGTATCCTCTTTTTTCACCTTTCTGACGACCACAAGGCTTTCCCGTTTTAACATCAACCCAATTTTCTTTGAACCATCGGGTAAGGCCACCGCTACTTCTTGCCACTTTTTTTAGTCCCTGTGCGATAAGTACCACCACGCTTTTTGTACTCTCGTACAAGCCATGCGTTAGCGTAAGCAGAAGGATAAACAGCGAATTTACGTTTAGCTTCTGCTTTTACCCTAGAGTATAACGCTTTATTTACAGGAACATTCGCCACGTTTCTTGCCTCCCTTCTTTTTTTTCTTCTTTTTCTTAGTAGTAGAATGGTACATGATAAGAATTAGGTGGTTCTTAGTATATTCTAAACGAAGTTTGGCCTAATGTCTCTGGTTTGGCAAGGTTGAATTGCTGTAGACATAAATAACCGAAAGCATCAAAAGCATGGTCAACTCCTAAATTTTTATTAGGTAAACCTGTATTTGGAGCGTAAGTCAGAGTTCTAAGTGCTTTTATTAATTCTTTACATCTTGGGTGAATAAAAGTTCTTCGATCTCCATTTGCATCAAGCAATGCAGTATTAACAGAAGTAATTTTATCTCGAATCTTCCAGGGTGATTTAGGACTCATAACTGTAAAACCATTACGTCTGAGAATTGTATGGTCAGTAACACCAACTCCACTCGTTTTTCTAGCACTACCCGTAGGGTCAGGACAAGCAATTACTCTTCGATCTACGCCATATCTTCTAACAACTTCTTCTGCAAAATCCCAGGTTGTTGCTCCACCCGTCAACATGATCTCATCAAACACATAAAGACAGTCATTATGCTTTACCGCACAAATTCCTGCCATCGGGTCTACGTTAAAGTCCAATCCAATAAGTAAAGGCATTAAATGTAGATCAACTGATTCTGTTGAAATGTTGTCATCATTAAAACTAACAGCAACTAAACCAGTAAGATTTTCAAAACTCGCTTCAAATTCTTGCCTAAATGTTCTCGCATCTAATTGTCCCCTAGCTGCTTCGACTTCTTCTGGAGCGACATTGCCCCCTTCAACTGTAGTAAAACTCCATCTTTGCCAATCATCTCTTTCGGTTTCTCCGCAAAAACACCACATATCATAAAACCAACTGGCAGTTCCATCAGGAGTAGAAATAAACAACGCCCACCCTTGTTTGTCTGCTAAAGCTGGTCTTATAACTTCTGCCCATACATCTTGATCCATAAATGCTGCCTCATCTAAAACTACTCCTGAAAGACTTCTTCCTCTTAAAGCCATCGCATTTTCTGTCCCTTTTAGCTCAATAGTCGAGTTATTTACTAATTCAATTCTCAAATCTGTCTCATTTTTACTCTTTATCCAGATTTTTGGCACTAATCTCTTTAATTCTTTCCATGCAATGTCTTTTGCCATGCGATATGTCGGTGCACAGTAAAAATATGTCTCCCCTGGTCGGTTTATCGCTCCACGAAGTAGTTCTATACAGGAAAGATAGGATTTTCCGAATCTTCTACCAGCTACGAGAATGCGAAATCTTTTATTGCAGTTGAAAACTTGTCCTTGAGCGTATCTTAAGGTAATTTCATTCAATGGATTTGGCCTAGAAGCATTTTGACGAGCTTGATCTACTAACGATTGTTGTTCTGACAGCATACATTAAAAAAATAACAAAGTTTTTGATTATTCTTACTCCTTTATAGCCTAAAATCATATTTGTAGGTTATCATTCAATTAATACCTTATCTGATTGAGTCCGTGGCTGAATCTTTTATGTCTGGTTTTATTCCAGAAGAACAGAAACAACAACAAGAAAAAAGAAAAAGACGTTCTAAGTTTGCTTGCAATACAAAAGAGCATATTCAGGCTAGAAGTCAAAGATTGTATTCTCGTCAACTCGAGGGTAAAACAACAAGACAGCTTGTTTTAGAACACGCAAAGATTGAAGGCATTGCAGAAACTTCCGCCTGGAGCGATTGGAGCCGAGTAAAGCAATGGAATAATGAGGATTGGGAGAAAGATAGAGAAAATATGCTTCCAAGACTTCAAGCGATGAGAGTAAGATTATTTAATAAAGCAGTTTCAAAAGGTCAATTACAGACAGCAGCACAAATATTAGATTCATTAGGTAAGGTTATCGGAGAGTCAGTAGAGACAGTTAATATTCAAGCACCTGAACTATCTATAAAAGTAGAAACAAAGTAGTACATACTTATTAGTAACGAAGATTACGGATATATATTTAAGGTACCCGCCTTACTCTACAGCAGCTAGCAATTTGCAACACGCCCCCCAGATACGCTCTAAGGTAGCTAGGAGGACCTACAACACCCTTCTGATGGCATAATGATGCTATAGTACCTACAAAAAAATGACCTCTCACAATCGATTCTCGAAGGAGTAATAATTACAACAAAATGTAACGATATGCTGGCATACTTGCATCTGATGTAAAAATGATGCTATATTACTAATGTAACTTGAAAAATAAATAATTTGATAGTGGAGCTATTGGGCTGTCACTTGCGTCAGGTACGCTCTGTCACCGATACGAATTAAGGTCGGGTAGGAACTGAGGTCACGCTCCACTAAAAATTATTTCATAACTGCTAGCAGCAAATTGGCAAAGCTCACTTGTTAGCAAATTACCCTTTACTTCTAGGCTGTATCACTCACGAAAATAACAGGAAGCAAAGGAGCTTAGAACTTCGGTCTAGCTTTCTTTCTCCCTCCACAGATTACTCACGAGCTTAGATCAGCCTACAAGTAAAAGGTAATACTTTTACTTGTTATCCAATTCATTCTTTTATTCAAAATGAACAACTATTCAATCACTAGATTTACTGGTATTGACTACGACAACGTCAAGCAAGCCAAGTGGACAACCATAGCTGAAAGAGCTAGTCAAGAGCAAGCACTCGCAACCTGCAAGAGCTTGAATTTGAACAGACCTTTTTACCATCGAGTCGAGGTAAATTCAAAGAGAGTTGAGCTTCCACGTTTTACAGTTCTTAAGCCGAACATGAAAAGCGACTTTCAACCGATTGTAATTCCTGCAAGTTTTACAGTCAGGAAAAAGCTCAACATATTCCAAAGAATCATTAGGAGATTTTTCTAATGACTGAATTTGAATATTTCTTTTATCAGGATCAAGCGGAATTTAACCGCCTTTATTCTTCTTCTTTAATTTACGATTTCGACTCAATGGAGGTTACAAAAAATGAAGCTTGAAAGATTAGGAACTAGCAAGAGTCTTTTGACTCTTTCTAGTGGCTCTGAGATTTTT